CTCATCAAAAAATAAGTCCAATTTCGGCACAACTGTAAACATATCCTCCTGATATAAAAAAGGAGTTGCCAAATCCTTACGCATCGCAATAAAAAATACTCGTTCCCTGCGTTGTGGTACTCCCATTTTAGACGCATCTAATAACCAATGTTGCACATAATATCCAGCTAAATCAAATTCCGTATAAATTTGTCTTACATAGCTTTTTGCATCACCTAAAAGCAAACCTTTTACATTTTCTGCAATCACTACTTTTGGTTGTAGTTTTTTAGCCAAATCAATAAAGTCAAAAAACAATGTATCTAAAACTTGTTCAGCTTGTCCTTCCCTAAATACTTTTTTTTTGCCCCAATCTTTCTCTCTATTCCCTGCCATTGAAAAGCTACTGCAAGGTGGTGAACCATCCAAAATATCTAAATTGTAAAGCTCATCAGGTAAATCAGTTCTTAATTTAAATGTCTGTATTGGCTCTAAATAAGCGTATTTTGGATTATGATTAGCTTTGTATGCTTCAATCATTTTAGGGTCAATCTCGTTGCATCCCAATACATCAAACCCAGCTAACTTATATCCCATTGTTGAACCACCACCACACGCAAAACAACTAAATACCTTACCTTTATCTTTACTAAATACAGAATCTTTTAATGTCCATTGATAATTAAAATTATGTTTCATGGTGCAAATATAGTTATTTATATTTAATTAAAAAATATATTCAACAGTTTTACCCATAAAATTACATTGCAGCGTTCCGGTCATCCCGTTCCGGCACTTGCTGATAATCAGTTCAGCGTCTTCAAGTTCAGGTGGGTTGCCGCCATTCTTCTGTGCTTCATAATAATCAGGGCGGTAAGGAAATAACACGGTGTCCGCATCCTGTTCTATCGCACCAGACTCACGAAGGTTTGCCAATTTTGGGCGGCTGTTGCCTTCCTCCGTTCCCCTGTTTAACTGCGACAATGGCATCACGGTGCATCCACATTCCTTGGCTATCAGTTTGCATTGCCGGGATATGTTGGCAATTTCCTGCTCACGATTTTTACCCCCGGTGCTTTTAACCAACTGCATATAGTCAATGATAACCAGCGTGGGTTTTACTTTCATTGTCTTAATTCGGGTTTTGATTTGGGCTATGTCAAGCATTGTGCTGTCTTCGATTTGAAATTTAATGTCCATTTTTAGCAGTTCATCTGCAATCCGTTCCAGTTCAAATTCATTTACATCAGCATTTCGTATTTTCAAATTATCTACCCTTCCAAGTGATGAAAGAATGCGGTCTGCAAGTTGTTCCTTTGACATCTCCATACTGAACATAACAACCCTTCCACCCAGCTTTGCATGGGCAATACCAATGCTGACTGCAAAAGCTGTCTTACCCATTCCCGGCCGACCAGCCACCACTACATTTTCACCGGGAACAAAACCACCAATGTACTTATCCAATTTGGTAAACCCGGTTGGCAGACCAATGGTTTTGATTTCGGACTTGCTACGTTTTTCCAAGTTGTCGAAGCGGTCACCGAGTAGAGTAATCAGGTCAACAGCTTGTCCGTTTTCGTTCATCTGTATTTCATCAATGCTTTTCTGCACTTCTGCTATGCTTTCCATTATGTCGCTGCCTTTGGTCAGGTCATTGACAATTTTTGTCAAGTCAATGGTCAATGTTTTACGGATATATTCCTGATGCAACATTGCAACCAACCGGGTAATACCTTCGCCTGTGTAGTAATTGTTTAACCCTGCGATGTCCATTGCCATATCACGGTGCTTCATTACTACTGCCACGTTGTCAATATGCTCATTGTTCAGGTACATTGCCTGAATGGTCAAACATAGGGTGCGGTATTTTTGTTCAGTAAACCATTCGCTTCTTACGGTTGCGGTAAGGTCAAGTTGCTTACCTTGCAACCACGTTCCGAGAATTTGTTGCTCTATCATGTTAAAAAGTTTTCTTTTGGTGTGCGGTAAACTTCTGCTGTGATTTTCTTTATGTCAGCAGATAGCCAATTTTTTGCGGTAAGGTATAGTGACCTTTTGTTTGCAATGCCTTTCCAATTTTCTGCCCTGTCCAGAATGTCATCAATTTTGTCAATGGTATAGCCATCAGCAATTAGCTTGTCAACTTCTGCCCGTGTGATTTCCAAATGCAAAATTTGCCTATATATTTCTACATTCTTTTCATTCTTATCATTCTTATCATTCTTTACATTCTTGTTTGTTGTCACTTGTTTGTCACTTGTTTGTCGTTTAATTGTCGTTTGAGTGACGTTTTGTTTGTCACTTTCATCGTCAGCAATTTGGTAACATTCATATTTACAGACACTTACAAGGGTAAATTTGTTTGTCGTTTTTATTTCAATTTCGCCTGTGTTTTGAAACTTTTTTAGCAATGTTCTAACTGAACGCTGTGAAATGCCCGTGGCTATTGACAAATGACCTATTGAAGTAATGAGCTGACCACGTTTTACTTCGTGACCTTGCCACATTTTGTCAGCGTGGTTTGCCTTCAAAAGAATATAAATGAATAAATGCACGGCTTCCGAGTTGCCAAACCATTGCCATTCTATAAACTTCCTGTGTATCTTAATCCAGCCGTTACTCATCGTCAAGTTTTTTGATTCTGACTTCACATTCTGCCAAAAATTCTATGGCAGCAGATTTTTCAAGTTCAATGACAAAACTTTGGTTCTTATTTTTATCATAAAATATCAAAGCAAAAAACTTGTTATCACCTGAACGTGCTGGTGTAAGTTCTTTCAATGGGTCTGTTTTGTCAATAAATACGGTTCTTTTAGGCATGGTTATTTTGTTTAAGGGTTAGTTTTTTGCATTGCTGATAATAGATTATTTGCATATCATGTTTAATACAAAGGTAATTACATTGTAATAACGTGATTAAACCATTGATACGCCTGTAATCTTCATACTCTTTCCGCAGTTCAAGTTCTGCGATTTTCTCGTCGCAATATGCGACTGGTAGTGGTTCGGGTTTGTAGATGTTCATAAAAAAAACACCCACACTTTCAAGATGTGAACCCGGCCGGAAGTTAGCCGCATCTTTACTTGCGTGGGTGTTAATTGTAATCGTGTTCATTCTTCCTTATTTCGGCAGGGGGTTCAGTCCTGTTGTTCCGATATGCAATTATAAAACAAATATTTTAAATTTCCAAATTTATTTTTTAATCGTTGCAGTATTCTTGGCGGTCATGATATTCCCTATCTGAAATATCCATTGCTTCGTTGCGTTCCAATTCAATTTGCTGGGTGATGTACCACGACCATCCCTTTTCCCATTCTTTAAATTCATCTGTGTTGTTCCAGTAAGGGTTTTCATCGTTTGTTCCCCAGTAGTTGAATTGCTGACAGGCTTCATAACCCAGCTCGAAAGGTGTTTTTGTGTTTTCCATACCGCAAATATAATATAGTTTTCTATACTTGCAATACTTTTTGTTAAATTATTTTTATAAAAGTTATCCACAATTTCACAGAATAGATTATTTGCGAATAAAATTTGTAGCGTGAAGAAGCACACGAAAATATATATGCAGCATTTCGGATATGATACAAGCTCATTCATTCCTTGCGAAGTGTGTGGTGCTGCTGCTGTGGACATTCATCACATTGAAGCTCGTGGAATGGGTGGAAGCAAACACGCTGATACCATTGACAACTTGATGGCATTGTGCAGACGTGACCATGCCCGGTATGGCGACAACAAACAATTCAAAGAGTGGCTAAAAAAAGTCCATGCAATCCGACTTGGAAAACCGCACCAAGATACTGATTGAATTAGCCAATAGTAAATGGCTTCCAGACTTCTGCAACAAAATTGGCGGTCACGTTGCTGCCGACCTACAACAACACCTTCTACTTATCTGTTGCGAAATGGATGCTGACCGCCTAATCCAACTGCATGAAAATAATGGCCTTGTCTACTATTTAGTAAGGGTGGGGTGCAATGCGGTAAACGGAAACCGATATACCAAGTTCTACCGGGATTTTTTACGCACAACCGAAACACTGCCAGAAAACTACGATGAGGAAGCCGAAGACTACGATGAAACCCACATCCGCAGAAAACAAGAAGCTGTGGAAAGCATCAATTTCAAAGAGGTGGCAAACCATTTCAACCGCAGCGAATGGTACGTGGTAAAGTTGTGGCAGCTGTGGGAAGATAAACAGAGCATGGCAATGATTGCCCGTGACACCAAAATAAACTACCGGGAAATAAGCCAAATCATAAACGCAATCAAAACACAAATAAAAGAAAAATACAATGAATATGATGACTGACATTATGGGAGTGGCAGCCTTATGCGTTCTGCTTTCCCGTTACTTTTTCCCGCCAATTATTTCGGGCATTTTTAAACTTGACAGCAGATTTCGACCAACGATTAAGCCATTTGAATGTGGGTTTTGCCTATCTTGGTGGACTGGTTTGGTTTGGTTTGTTGCCGAATACGGAATATATGGTATTATTTATGGTGCTTTGTGTGCTATCTTTGGGGCATTAATTGACAGATACCTATGAGCATAGTTGAATTAGCCATGATAGGCAGCATTATTTCTGTTAGCGTGAGCCTGTTTGTTTATTTCATAATCAAAAAACTATGACATCTGAACAGCGCAGCCTTTGCCTTGACTTGAAGTCGCATATTGAGAGGATAAATAAGACCGGCACTTACTCGCTGGAAGCTGGGTAC